GTCAGGGCAGTTCATGTGCCGCCCCGTCCCCGCCAGCGGCGCCATGGTCGACATCGCGTGGTTTCGTCGATACGACTACGCCGAGGTGGCGGCGATTCGTAAACGTGCCGCCCGCGTCGTCGTCAGCGTCGATACCGGCGGGACGAGGCTGCGGCAGCTATCGGGCTCGGCGGCACGTACCGCTGCCTCCGTGTGGGCCGAGATGGAGGACGGCAAGGTCTACCTCCTCGACGTCCGCGCCGAGGCTTGGGCGTATTTCGACATGATCCAAGCGATCAAGGACATCTGCGCCGACTGGAAGCCGACGGAGTTGCTTATCGAGAACAAAGCCGCCGGGCTTGAGCTGATCGCCGACCTTCGCGAGGATGCCCGCTGGGTACGGACGCCGATCACATCAATCGACCCGATCGGCAGCAAAGAGACTCGCATGTCCGTTGCCTCGCCGCCAATACGTGCCGGTCACGTCTACGTCCCGGCGACGGGGACGTGTGCCGATGTGCGTGACCCATCGCGGCCCCCGCTGTGGGTCGTCGACTACCTCAATGAGATGCAGCACTTTCCCATGAGCAGCAGGCGAGATCAGGTCGACACGACATCGCAGTTTCTAAACTGGCGCCGTGAGCACCCGATGTACTTGGTAGGTGTGAGTATTACACCCAACAGCGACGCCAAGAAGGCGTTTCTGGGTCAGCTTGGCGGGCCTTGGGGACGAGGTGGCGGCGGGATGTCGAGAGGACGGTGACGAGGTGGCGAGGCGGCGAAGCTACGGGGGCTCGAAGCCCCCCTTCTAACTACGCTACGTGAAGCGCCTGCACGTACAGCTCGGCACCGGGGAAGTCGGCGCCGGTCGAGGCGTGGCTGATGCGCAACGTTCCGGCTGCCGCGATGTCCATCTGGGCGTCGTCAATCGACGTGAAGTCGACGACGGCCTTGTCGAGTGCCGCCGACACGTCGAGGACTTCGGTGATCGCCGTCGCCCCGTTCTTCACCGTCACGGTCGACCCGGCGGTGCCAGCACCCTTCATCACAAGCCAAGCCTTGATCACCCGAATCTTGGGCGTCACGGTGATGTCCTGATCGCCATTGGCGCCGCTCGAAACGGTCAGCGGAAACACAAGCGGCAGACCACCAGTCACAGCGCCGCTGGCCACGGTCGGGACGCTCACCGTCCCGGTCATGCTGACGGCACCGGGGAGGTTGAGAGCCTGACCGCTGCGACCGATCGTGCCGGTGGTGCCGTTGGTGGCACCGATCGACCACGTCGACGCATTGTCGACGGTGATGGTGCCGGTGCCGCTGGTCGATAGTGAGAAGTTCTTATTCGCCGCGCCTACCCATGAGACGCTGCCGGTCGGCATCGTCATGTCGCCGGTCATGCTGCCGAAGGTGACAGCGCCGCTGCCAGCCGCACCCACGATGGACTTGTTGGCGGCGAGGGTCACAGCCGAGGCCGAGGTCGCGCCGACGTCGGCGACGGTGGTGCCAGCGACTTGGAGGTTGATGCCGCTGAAGCCCGACAGGCTCAGGGCGCCCGCAGCCGAAGACCACGTCGAGGCAGCGCCAGCGGTGATGGTGATCGCCGCCGCCGACGAGGTGATGCCGACAGCAGCAGCGCCGCCACCGATGGTGGCCGCGCCAGTCGAGGTCTTAAACGTCCCGGTGCTGCCGCTGAGATCGAAGTTGCCCGACGCGCTGGTCGCGCCGTTGATCACGGGCGCGGTGAGGGTCTTGGTCGTCAAGGTCTGGGCAGCGGTGCGAAGGACGAAGGTGTCGCCGTTCACAGCCGGGACGCTGTTTTGGTTGCCGCTGGTCGCGCCGAAGGTGCCGCAAAACACGCCGGGGGTGACGCTGCCGACCGTGCCAGGGGACGAGAGCAGATCGTCGCCGCCGCCGGAAAGGTGGCTAGAGGCGTGGGCCACAAGCGCCGTCGAGGTCGCCGGGTCGACGAGGGACGACAGGTAGACGAGACAAGACGAGCTGCCGGAGCGCAGAATGACGTGATACAGCGTAGGCGCTGCATCGTTGTCGAAGTCGAGGGCGCCGACACCGTCGTCGATGTCTGCGGTGGTGCTGCCGACGATCAGCTCGCCGCCGTCGACAAAGCCCCAGGCGCCGCCTTCGAAGCGCTTGATCAGGTTCAGCGTGGCAGCGCCGCCGCCAGTGAGGGCGGCAGTGAGACGACCACGGATATTCGATAGCGACAGCGTACCGGCGGGAGTGCTGCCGGACGCGGGAAGGGACGTGAGCGGAGTGACGAGGGCCATGTGTGCCTACCTCAACGAGTTTGTTTCAATCCTCTCGTAAGGTAGCCTAGCGGGTTAGCTAGGGTGTAGAGGTACGGTGATCATACCGTCGCCTCGCCACCGTCTCATCATCGCCTCGCCGTCACAGTCGGGACGCATACGCAGCCTGCCCCCACCCACTTCGCCTTGAAGTCTGGTGGGCACTCTTTCGCCGTCACGCAGGCGGTGTCGGCGCCTTCTTGGCGGGCATACGAGACGACACCTATACGCTCGCTTACTACAGCGACGAAAAGAAACAACCACAGCAAGACCTCGATCAGCTTCGACATGCCGCCATCTTGCCAGATCGCCATCGTCTTGTCAACTACGTTTCGTCTACCCTTCCCCTAAGCCTCCCCAACTCACCCTAACTCACCCTCACCCACACCTCCCCCACACTCACCCACCTACACAGAAAATTGGTCGGATGATCATACCGTATGCAGTAACCCCCCTATATATATTATAAAAAACCAGTGTGATCCTTTTTTACAGTTTTAGAGATCATATAGGGCCGAAACGAAAAAGGCCCGTGTCTGCGGAGGAGCAAACTTGCCGTTTTCTCCTACACACCTACACAGGCCTTGAAATCATTGGCAAAAGTCCCTACACAGCATCCTGCACCGATGCTGCACAACCTCAGCTAAGTTGCGGGGATTCTTGCCACTATTTCAAGGTAGTCGACGGGGGCGGCGATGTCAAGGGGTAGTTGACTTTTCGCTGTGGCTGGGGTAGAGTGAAAAATGAAAGAGAGGTATTACATGTCGGATTTGCGATGGTGGGTTGAGCACGGGGATGCTGCTGAGGTATTGAAAGTGCTGCCAGACGGCAGCGTCGACGCTTTGGTGACAGACCCACCTGCCGGGATCGGCTTCATGGGCAAAGAGTGGGACGGTTCTAGGGGTGGCCGTGACAAGTGGATCGCTTGGCTAGCCTGCATCCTTGCTGAGTGTTGCCGAGTAATGAAGCCCGGTGCATATGGGTGGGTGTGGGCGCTACCGCGTACCGCTCACTGGACAGCGACAGCTTGCGAGGATGCAGGCTTTGCTGTGCGGGACGTGCTTGTGCATGTGTTCGGGACGGGTTTTCCAAAGTCACGATCGCTACTGAAGCCCGCTGCTGAGCACTGGATCTTGATCAAGGCACCAGGCGAGTTGCGTGAGCTGCGGATTGAGGAGAATCGGATCGAAGGCGTTCCTCGCTTGACTGGAACTGTTAACCCCCATGCCCCTAGCGGGGTGAATGGCATCCTGGGATCGGATTCCCGAACAGATCGTCAGCAACGATACGATGCCAATCCCCCAGCCGGTCGCTGGCCCGCCAACTTTGCCCTCAGTCACAGCGACGACTGCGCTGATACTTGCACCGACGATTGCGCGGTGAAGGTGCTCGACGAGCAAAGTGGCGAGCGGCGCTCTACGCTCACGGGACGTGCTGATCCCTCCGTGTCACATGAACACCCTGCCACGGCTCGCCTCACCAATTTTCTAGGACAGGGCAATGGGAGGGTCGGTGCAGTCTATGCCGACTCTGGTGGTGCCAGCCGCTTCTTCTACCAAGCCAAGCCGTCAACAAAAGAGCGCAGCCAAGGACTCGCCGATGGTGCACGTAACACCCACACCACCGTCAAGTCGATATCGTTAATGCGCCATCTCGTCAGCCTCATCGCCGCGCCGGGGGCCACCATCCTCGACCCTTTCACCGGCTCAGGCTCAACCGGCATCGCCGCGCTTGCCGAGGGCTGCCGCTTCGTCGGTATCGAGCGTGAGGCTGAGTACGTCGAGATAGCGCGGCAACGCATCGCCACCGAGGCCGCGAAAGCGCGATAGCCGCGCCGCCACCCCGCC